GACCGTATTTACATGCACATCACAGGAAAAAACGGCAATACAAGTGTATTTGCTGGCACAGATATATTATCAGAATCAGGTGTAACTAGTGGTTATCAAGAATACACAGGTGGTTTTGATTTTGCAGGAACAATAACAAAGCTTGTAATTGAAGTAGGTGGACGTGATATTAACCTTGCAATCGGACCACTTTTTGATGATGTTACCATCAATGTCTTATACAACGTTGTATCTACAATAGTTACACAATCAATTACATCTGTTGAGATGTGGGTAGCTTACGGTGGTAGCACAGAAACAGAAGTCATAGATATTGTAGAAAATATATTTGATCACAATGATATTGTCGTACCAGAATCACCAGGTGAAGACATGTTTTTTGAGCCTGAGTTTGATGAACCTGACATGGAGATATCTTACGAAACTGTAGAGATGGAAATGGAAATACCTAGTTTTGAAATGGAGCTTCCTGAAATGGAGATAGAAATGCCTGAAGTAGAGGTAGCTGTTGTTGAAGTTGAGATGGAAATGGAGATGGAATTAGAGCTAGAAATGCCAGCACCAGAGCCGGAAATGACAGAAGAGATTGAAGTTGCTCCAGAACCAGATACAATGGAGTCAGAACCAGAAATGGAGGAGCCTGTAAATGAGCCAGAACCAGAACCAGAATCTCAACCCGAAGCTGAAGCTGAGCCAGAATCCGTGGATGAGTCTACTGAAGAGGATTCTACAGAAGCTGAAGCTAATGCGGAAGAGGAGTCTGAATCGGAAGAGAGCGTTCAAGAGACTGAGGCAGATGAGGAGCAACCAGAGGATATGGAAGAACCAGAAGATAAGGGTGAAGCCGAAGAGAAACCTGTAAAAAAACCAGAATCTAAAAAAGAAAAAGCTGCAAAGAAAATTGTAAAGAAGATGGGTGATAAGGGTAGATATGACTCAACAAATCAGTTAAAAACATTAATCGTGATGCAAGTGTTAGGAGATACAAAATCTTTCTTTGAATCACAAAAACAATTAGAGGATAGATTAGATTTTTTTACCGACTATATGATACCAGATGCAGAACTACAAAATAATAATACAGCTCAGTGGTTTCTATTTGGCGGTAGTAATGTTATGATGGATGAAATGATTATGCAACAATGGCAGATGGGTTCGGAATAGCTATGGCAGAGGTTGAGTTTGCGGGTTTAAAGTTTAAAGGCGGCCGTATATTTATTATACTTACTGCTCTAACCACATTAGGCGGTGGTCTATGGGGTGGTTTCGAATTCTATAAAGATTATCTGACTATGAAAGAACAGATTCAAGAATATGTTGCGCCTGATTTATCTGGCTTTGATAAAAGAATAGATTTAACAAAAGAAGAATTAAATAGCAAAACAGATCTGATACAAACAGAAGTAAACATGATCATGCAAGAGATGGAAATGATTATGTCAGAAATTCGCTTAGTAAGTGATGTTGCTAATGAATTAAAAAATGACCTACGGCAAGATGTAAGAAGAATAGAAAAAGTAGTTAATGATGTTGAGCAATTAGTTAAAGAAGATTCGAGAGAAACCAACCAGGAGTTAAGACAAACCACGAAGGACATTCAGGGAGACATGGAATTATTAAAGGATAAGTTGGAGCAAGCCATGACTGAGCTAGAAGAAAAGATAGATAAAAGAATAAAAATTGCATTAGAAAACCCTTTATCACAAATGTAAGATGGCTAAAACACCCTCTAACGAATACTTTACACCAATTAAAAAAAGGACTAGTATAGGGCGTTCTTCACGCACAAGGCCAAAGAACAAAAATAAAAGACGTCAATACGTTAAATATAGAGGTCAGGGATGAGAAAAGGTTTATACGCTAACATTCATGCAAAAAGAAAACGTGGTGGCAAAATGAGAAAAAAAGGCGCAAAGGGTGCTCCTACGGCAGCTAATTTTAAACGAGCTGCACAAACAGCGAGGAAGAGATAATGACAAAATTGTGTCCAAGAGGTAAAGCTGCAGCTAAACGTAAGTTTAAAGTTTACCCTAGCGCATATGCAAATGCTTATGCATCAAAAATTTGTGCTGGTAAAATTAAAGATCCTAGCGGTGTAAAACGTAAAGATTTTAAAGGACCTAAACCTGCAGGTAAAGCTAAAGGTGGCGAGATAATTGACTTTAATAAAATATCACAACAAAGAAAAGCAGTGTCAAACTTCAAACAAGGTGGCATAGCGAAAGGTTGTGGAGCGGTCATGTCAAGCAAAAGAAAAAAAACTAAAAAAAGATAATGTCCGGTCACAAAGGATTAGCAAAGTGGTTTAAGCAGGACTGGGTTGATATTGGTTCTAAGAAAAAAGGTGGAGGATTTGCTAAATGTGGCAGATCAAAACTAAAAGCAGATAGAAAAAGAAAATATCCAAAATGTGTTCCAGCAGCTAAAGCTGCAAGGATGACAGAAAGTCAGAGAAGATCAGCAGTTAAAAGAAAAAGGAGTAAAGCTCAAGGTGTTGGAGGTAAACCAACAAATGTTAAAACTTTTGCTGCTACTGGTGGGTTCATTACAAATCAAAGAAGGGCTGGAGCTGCGCAGAGAGGTTTTGGTTTTAAAGGTATTTTTTAATGCCTAAGAAAAAAGATCCTAAAGTTGGGACAGGAAAGAAACCAAAAGGCAGTGGAAGAAGACTCTATACAGATGAAAATCCAAAAGATACTGTATCTATTAAATTCGCTACGCCCAGAGATGCAAGAGCAACAGTCGCAAAAGTTAAAAAAGTTAATAAACCTTTTGCTAGAAAAATACAGATCTTAACAGTTGGTGAACAAAGAGCTAAGGTCATGGGTAAAAGAGAGGTAGCAAGTATTTTTAGAAAGGGGAAAGATGCAATTAGAAGAGGAAATAAAAAAAGACGTACGTAAATGGTCGGAGTTTTTTTTAGAAATACCTAATAAACATTTAGGAGGGTTTCCAGCGTGCCCTTTTGCTAAAAAAACTTGGAAGGATGACAAGGTTTTAGTTGAAGTAAAAGAAAAAAATAAATGGTACAAAACACAGTTGAACTTACACTTAAGAAACTTAGACTTTTCTATTCACGAAATATTAATTTTTTGTGATCCTTATTTCAATTACACCACTACGAAATTACAAGAAATTGTGGATGAGTATAATTCTTGGTACAATAAAAGAGATATTTATTTTATGGGATTTCACCCTGCAAATCCTGCTAATGAGGAAGAGCAAGAATTTTTAGTAACTCCAACCGGTGAGATGCCGACTGTTGAATCTGATCTTATGTATTCTATGATATTGGCACAAAAGTTCTCGCTATTGCAAGAAGCTTCTGATAAACTACACAAAGTTGGTTACTATAGGTTGTGGCCAAAGGGGTACTATCAAGACGTTGTGGTATCACGATCAAAAACATACAGACGAATATTCGGAGGTCGTAATGGTAATGAAGAAGAAAAACATTAATAAAATGCGAGGTGGCGGACCAGTTGTAAAAAAACGTGGTGGCGGCATGATGAAAAAAGATCCAATGGCTATGGCTATGGGTGGTAACGTATCACCAAGAAAAGCTATGGGCATGAAAGGTGGCGGTAAAGTCATGAAGGGTAAAAAGAAAAAAGTAATGAAGAAAAAAGGTAAGAAAAGAGGCTAATGCCAACTTACTCTTCAACTGCTAATTTCGATCTCAGCATTGATGAAATTGCTGAGGAAGCATATGAACGTTGTGGTTTGCAAGTTCGTAGTGGATACGATTTGCAAACTGCAAGACGTTCTTTAAATCTTTTGTTAGCTGAGTGGGCTAATAGGGGATTAAATCTTTGGACAATTCAACTACAAGAAAAATCAATTACTGCAGGAACAACAAATTTAACTGGTTTAGACTTATTTGGATCTGGTCAAGAAGCTGGACAACAAATAGTAGATATTACAGACCTTGTTATTAGAGATTCAAGCAACAATGATTTTTCTGCACAAACAATTAGTAGATCAACATATTTAAATATATCTGTTAAAAGTACCAGCGGAAGACCAAGTCAATACTATTTTGAACGTACGATAAACCCAAGATTATATCTATATCCTGCAGCAGACGTAGACTACACTCTAGTATATTATGCTCTGATTCGGATGAAGGATGCTGGGGCGTACACGAATAATGCTGAGATTCCTTTTCGTTTTCTTCCATGTATGACTGCCGGATTAGCTTATTACATAGCTATGAAAAAAGCGCCAGAAAGAATTCAAATATTAAAACAAATTTATGAAGATGAATTTCAAAGAGCTGCAGATCAAGATGGTGAGAGAACAAGTTTATTTTTAACACCAAAAACTTATCTACCAGGAGCTTAAATGGCCAAGTTTGCATCAGGTAAATTTGCAAAAAGAATATCAGATAGATCTGGTATGGCTTTTCCATATAATGAGATGGTAAAGGAATGGAATGGTTCTATAGTTCACATATCTGAGTTTGAGCCAAAACATCCACAGCTTGAACCTCTACCAATAGTGACTGATCCGGAAGCACTAGAAAATGCAAAACCACAAACTGCAATATCAAGAGTTTTTGTGGGTGGTGCTAATGGTATTATAAAAGGAGGTCGAACAGTTGTAAAACCTGATGGATCAGATGCAGCTTATGATGGAAGAGGTTTTGGATTATCTGTAAATCAATTTGAAACAGCTGATCAGGTGGTAAGTCATACTAGAGCAGACGGTTCTACTTTTACAATTACAACTAAAAGCATGATGCCCTTAGAGCTACAAGCACCAAAAAAACCAACAAGGTTGCTATCAGCCGTAGGTAGTGTTACAGTGAGCACGTCATGAGTGATTATACTGATTTATTAAGTAATGTAAGAGATTACACAGAGACTACATCAGATGTTTTAACTGATGCGATTATTAATCAATTCATAATTTCTACTGAAGACAAATTAAGAAGAAACGTAGATCTTACATACTACAGAAGATATGACACAGCTACCCTTACTGTTAACAATCCCTTTTTACCTCTTCCTGGTGATTGGGAGACTACTAGATACATTCAGTTGATAGATGGCTCTGACAACAGAACATTCTTGATACAAAAAGATATTTCGTTTATGAACGAATTTGCGCCAAATAGAACATCAACAGGAGCAGGTACTCCCAAGTATTATGCTGTTTATGATGATGATACTCATATGTTGGCGCCAACTCCGAACGCTGCATTAACTGTAGAGCTCGCATACACGTACAAGCCGCCTGTCTTGTCCAGTACGACAACATCGAATTGGGTAAGTCAGAATGCTCCAAACGTGCTTTTATATGGTTGTGTTTTAGAGGCACTTGGATACTTGAAAGGTCCAGCCGATATGATACAATACTATGATAAAATGTATAATCAGTCTGTACAGGCTCTAGCCACATATGAGATGGGGCGTGACCGTAGAGACGAATTTCGAGATGGCGTTATTCGTATACCTCTCGAGTCAAGGAACCCATAGGAGATAATTATGGCAATTACACAAGCTGTATGCAACAGTTTCAAAGTGGAGATCCTGAAAGGCCTACATAACTTTACGGCAACGACGGGGAATACTTTTAAACTTGCGCTATACGACAACGAAGCAACATTAAGTAAATCAACAACTGCTTTCACACAAACTGATGAAGTAGCAAACTCAGGAACTTATTCTGAAGGTGGCGGGACTTTAACTTCCGTGACTCCAGTCTTATCAAGTGATACTGCTGTATGCGATTTTAATGATATATCATTTACAAGTGCAACTATTTCTGCACAAGCTGCTGTTATTTATAACAGTTCAACTGTATCTGGTTTGACTACAAACGCATCAGTGTGTGTTCTTGATTTTGGTAGTGTTAAATCTTCAACTGCTGGTACGTTTACAATTACGTTTCCTGCTGCTGAAGCAACTGCTGCAATTTTAAGGATCGCATAAGGAGATAATATATGACTACCCCACTATCAGGATGGGGGCGGTCAACCTGGAACAATGCTACCTGGAACGAAGATGGTACTGTTGACGCTACAGGTGTTAGCCTTACATCCAGTGTTAATGACGTAGGTCTAGTATTAGATATTGATGTAACTCCAACTGGAGTTTCAGCTACTGCATCTACTGAATTACAAATTAGAGAAGGATGGAACCGAGGGCTAAACGTCGGTGATTCAATAGCATCCAGCTTTGGTTGGAGTAATGGTGCATGGGGTAATGGTGATAATATTGTTTCAGTTACAGGTAATGGATTAACCTCTGCTTTAGGAGAGGAAACAGTTACTGGCACCGCATCAGTAACTTTACCAAGCGTATCATTAACGGCCACCGCAGGAGATGCTGTGGCCACTGGTATTGCAGAGGTAACTGCTAGCGGGGTTGCACTTACCAGTTCGTTTGGTTCTTTCACTATAACAACAGATCAAAACATATCTGTAACAGGTATTGGTATGACTTCATCACTAGGTGATGAGTCAGTTGCTGTTACAAAAGCTACAGGTTGGAACCGTGATACTGACATTAATACAGGCGGATCAATTGGTTGGGGCGATCAACAATGGGGCGCTGTAGGAATAGCACAAGCTGTAACAGGTTTATCACTTCCAGCTTCGTTAGGAACCCCTACAATAGCTACAGATCAAATTATATCAGTTTCAGGAATTGGATTAACTTCTTCTATAGGTGATCCTGCAATTAGAGGTGACTCTAATCTATCTTTAACTGGTGTTGGATTGACTTCCGCAACAGGGACCTTACCTACAACAATCGATGTAGCTGGTAATGCACTAACATCAGCGGTCGGATCTGTAGAAACTTCTATATTTGTAACTGGTCTTGGCATGCAAGCAACTCTTGGAGATGCCGAACAAGAGACTATTTATGAAGCACCTAGTGTTTCTGCAACCTCTAATGTAGGCACAGTAAATGTTAGAATAGATACAGTCTTTACAATCACTGGCAATTCTGCTACTAGTAGTGTAGGAAATTTGCAAGGGACCTTCTGGTCACAAGTAGATGACTCAAACAGCGGAATAAGTTGGACGGAAGTTCATAAAGCTGCATAAAAAAAGTTTTGACAAACTTTAAAATAATCATTAAATTTTAAATTAGGAGATTAAATGGCATCAACTTATTCAACAGGTCTAAGAATAGAGCTACAAACAACTGGAGAAAATTCAGGAACTTGGGGTACTATTACCAATAATAACTTTTCACAAGTATTTGAATTTGCCATTGCTGGTGTTTATGCAAAAACACTTTCTGGAACAGGACCTACAACTTTAACAAACGGAGATGGTCCACAATCTCAAGCTAACAACGAAGCAAGACAAAACCAAATTATTTTTTCTGGAACTATTTCTACTACTCATATTGTACAGTTTCCAGCTACACAAAAAACTTATGGACTTTATAACAACATTGCAGGTGGCGCGGATGTAACTGCAAGATTAGGCGCTACTGGAAATACAGTTACAATTACAAATGGTAAATATAGATTAGTTTCTACTGATGGAACTAATTGGTATGATATTTTCACACTCGCTGGTTTAGGTGAGGCATGGATAAAGAAAACATCAGATTATACTGCATCAGCAGGTGATAATATTTTTGTTGACACAAATGGAGGGGCGGTTGCTATAACTTTACCAAGCTCTGCAGCTATTGGTGATCAAATAAAATTTATTGATGCAGAAGGAACTTTTGCAACCCACAATTTGACTGTAAATAGAAACGGTCATAAGATACAAGGGACTGAAGCTAATTTAACAGTATCAACTAGTGGTTCTGGCTTTGCGTTGGTGTACAATGACAGTGACAACGGTTGGAGATTAAAGTATAACGATTAATTATGGCTAACTTACAAGATATAACAAATAGAAGTGAAGTAGGAACAATTAAACCTTGGGGTAAAGCTACAGCTCCTGATGGTTATCTTTTGTGTGATGGCTCCGCTGTTTCAAGAACAACTTATGTAGATTTATTTACTGTTATAGGAACGACTTATGGCGTAGGCGATAACTCAACAACTTTTAATGTTCCAAACCTCACAGGTAAATTTCCTCAAGGAAAAGATGGTAGTAACAACTTAGGGACTACTGGTGGTGCAAACACAGTTACTGTTTCTTTAACTAACAACCAAGGTGTAGCTAACAACCAAGCTGTTACAGTGACAGGTAGTATTGATAATACATCCTTAACTACAGCTCAACTAGCTTCACACGCACACACTGCCAGTCAAATTGGTGTTTTAGGGCAATGTAACCCTGGTGATGTCTTTATCGCTCAAATAGCACCTCATGCAAACTTAAGAGTTCAACCAGGACCAGAAAACTTTAGTATGGGCAACGCTGGATCAGGGACTGGTCACAACCACTCTCATACTTTATCTGGAACATTAACGGGCACTGTAGCTCTAACTGGAACCGTGACAGGATCAGGAACTAATTCATTTTCGCCTTTTGTGGTGACACAATATATTATTAAACATTAGGAGATATAAATGGCAACTCAAATAGTTATACTAAATGGCGACAGCATTAAAATAGATAATGATTATCATTTAGAATGGGCTGACAAAGGTAAAAATTTTCAAGATGGTTGGTGTCCTAGCACTTTTCATGCCGTAATATGGAATAGTTTACCAGGGCCAAATGAAATACAAAACAAAGATGCCAATGGTATGATGACTGGTAATGTAGCCTTATCTGCTACAAGTGATTCAGTTGGATCTACTACCGTAGCAGATCTTTTAGTGTGGGCTGAAACTAGAAAACTACAAATAGAAGAGGCCGAAACAGCATACAAAGTTGCAGTAGATGATGACATAGCTAACAACACTAACAATACTTTAGGTAAAACTTGGAGAGATTACGACTCTAATTATTCGTAAAAAACTCCTCTTATTTGTAAAACTTCTCTAT